CTGCCCGTCTTTGAGCGTGCCGACAAAATGGCACTTATCCCTAAACAGGTGGAAAGTGTCGCCGGGCTGGATCGTGGCCAGGGTATAGCGTTTACCTTTCATAGTCAATAAACAGGCGCAGTGTCATAAGCATAGTAATAACGCCGTCGATCTTCTGCGTAGCCTTGCGCTTTATGGGCTTGCAGTTTTCCAGTTTGTCGGTATCCAGCACGGCGTTACCGAAGCAGTAGGCGTTTATCGGGTTGTCGTTAATAAACACGTGGCCGGTTTTGGCGCCGTGTTCAAAACTTTCTACAGGGGCCGTAAAGTTGCCGTACGTCTGGCGTACGCCCTTTATCACGTTACCGGCTCCACTGGCCGCCAGCATATTTATTACTTCCTGGCTTTTCCAGGGATCGTAACCGATGCCCAGAATACGTACCAGCGTGTTAAGGTACAGTATGTATTCCACGATAGCCCGGTAGTCGATAACGTCGCCGTGGGTTAGATGCAGGTAGCCTTTATCGGCCCAGGTGCGGTACAGCTTTTCGTTAGGGTGGCCAGCCAGCGCACCGTCAGGGAAAAAGTAGGCGGTATGGAAGTGGAAAGACTTTTGCGCCTGGTTGTATAGGCCCATCGTAACGGCGCTAAAGTCGTCGCTTTCCGACAGGTCGATAGCTACCATAGCGTCCGGCCGTCCCTTTATGGCATCCAGCGGCATAGGCCGGGATATGGAGCGCGCCAGGGTGCTGCTTATCCAGCTGCGCTGCTCATTTTCTGCGTACACGTTCAGCAGCTTAGTGCGGAAAGCCAGCATAGCTTCCGATCCGTTACGCACGGCCTTTTTGTATTCCTGCCTGTAGAAGTCCATAGACACCGTTACGCCTAAGTGCGGGTGTACCTTGCGCCAGGTGTCTTCGCTGTCTTCCGGGTCGTCCAGGTCTGGTTCAAAAAGATGCACAAATACGCTGTCGTCTTCATATTCGCCCAGCAGCAGGGCTTTGTAGCCTTGCAGCATTTCGTAAAAGGGGCCGTCGAAGACGTCCGACGCCGTGGTAATTATAACCGTCAGCGGGTTTTCACGCACGCCCATAGACGTAGTTAGCACCGTCAGCAGGTCGCTGTCCAGGGCCTGGCTAAATTCGTCCATAATTACCGTGCTGGCGTTCAGTCCGTCTTTGGTGCGGGCGTTCGCGGTAAGACACTGGCAGAAAGCCTGCCGGTCGGTGCGCTTGCTCTTTATGGATTCTTCGTTTATCCGGTACCGCCTTTCCAGGGGGTCTAACTTCCGGACGCAGCCGCGGATCACGTCAAAGCATTTTTTAGCCTGGTCGTTTGAGTTCGCGCCGGTGTAACATTCCGCGTTAGCATCGCCGTACAGCAGATCATTTACCGCCAGCGAAGCGCTGCTGGTGGTCTTGGAAAACTTGCGCGGGACGTACAGGCACACTTCACGTACCACCCGCCTGCCATCCTTCCAGAAAGCGAAGATATGGGCAAACTGGAAAGCCTGCACCGGCGTAAGCAGGTAGGTTTGCAGCCCGGCTTTTCCAGGAAAGTACAGGCTTTCGTACAGGGTAAAAAACCGCTGCACTTCGGTTACGTTGATACCGTACCGGCGGCAGAAACCAAAGAAGCGCAGCACGGCCAGCTGTTCGTACAGGTTGTGGCCGTCCGGGTCGGTGGCCACCTTGCGTACGTAGTCTTCTATACGCGCGTCCACTTCGCCCAGGCGGTAATCCTCTATACGCACGGCTGCCAGCGCAGCGGTAACGTCGGCCTTTGCCTGCCGCAGTCTATCTTTTTCTTCTTCCGTCATTAGTCAGTTTCTGGCTTTACCACTACAGGTTTTTTCTTGCCGGACTTCACTACCTTTTTGGTAAGCTCTACCAGCGGGTCGGTTTCGTCGGTGCCGGCCAGCTGTTCGGTCGTCAATCCTAAAATTTTCATCTGGCGCGTTACGGTGTCCTGCTGTTCTTTCAGCACCTTAAAGGCCGGGTGCGGTGCCAGCTTCCAGCCGTAGCGGGTTTCTTCCTCTACGGTAACTTTGTCCAGCGTGTCGATCTGGGCGTTAGCCATATCGAGCGCCCGCAGCGCCGACGCCAGGGACTGTACCTGCATATCGACGCCCGCGCTGTACGTGCCAGCTTTCTTAAGGGCCTTTACTATCTGCTTCCGGTATTCGGAAACGCTTTTTACGTTTTCTGCCATAAACCAGGTATTTTGTGCAATTTTCTTTGCGTTTTTGTCAATTTTTCGCCGATTTTGGAAATTTCGCGTAGTTTTCGTCCACTTAGGGTAAAAGTTCCGGAAACCCAAAAATTTACTTTTCGTCGCTCAAAACTGGGGGCGAGGTTTAACGGCCACCCCCTGCCGATTAAAAAACACCCCCCCCTTACTCAAAAAATTTACTAACCACCGCCGCCAGCTGTGCTTCGTTGCGTCGCTTCGTCGCAGCCCTGCCGCACCTGCCTAACTCTACGTGTGTCTGTACGTGGCAGGCGTGGCACAGCGCCCGCAGGTTGTGGGGGTCGTACATAAGCCGACGTTTGGCAGCCAGGGTTAGGCCGTCTTCCACAGGGGTAACGTGGTGTACTTCCGTAGCAGGCGTTACGATACCCTGCTGCTGGCAGCGTTCGCACAGCGGCGAAGCCGTCAGCTTGTCTTTGCGCAGCCGCAGCCACCGTTCGGTATGGATCAGCTGCTGGTAGTCCTTATCCTTTGCCATAGCTTTAGTCTTTGTGTACGCTGCCTGGTGTGGTCTCCCAGTCGCCCAGGTCGTTAAACATATCCAGTATGTCGTCGCCCACGGACACCGGCCGGCGCTGCCTGGTGGCGGCAGCATCTGTGTACTGGGTTAGGATATTCAGCATAGCGCGCGTAAGTTCGCAGACGTTCTTAAAGCCGTACGCTTTCTGCAGGGCCTGTAACTTACGGTACTGTGCTTCGTCCACAGATACGTTTATGCGTTTTCGGTTCTTCATTATTCCAGGTTATGTTTGCGCAGTAAATAGTTTAGGCTGTCCAGCAGCGACTGCTGTACGCCTTTCTTGCTTTCCAGGGCTGCGTTAGCCCTTTCGTCCACAGTATGGCTGCACAGCAGCTTATACACCGTTACCGGGTACTGCTGGCCCTGCCGGTGCAGGCGGGCGTTTGCCTGCTGGTATAGCTCCAGGTTCCAGCCGGTGCCAAACCAGACGATATAGTGGCCGCCTGCCTGCATATTGAGACCGTAAGCCGTACTGGCCGGGTGGGCCAGCAGCACGTCGATATTACCGGCGTTCCAGTCCAGCAGCTGGGCTTCGCCCTGGTAGGCCACCACCCGGTAGCCTTTCAGCTTCTTAGTGATCCTGTCTACGTCGTGTTTGTACTGGTAGAAGACCAGCACAGGGCTGTTAGCCGCTTCCACCAGTTCGGCCAGTCTGTCCAGCTTTTCGTCGTGGATTTCGTGTACGTTCCGGTCGTCGTCATAGACGGCGCCGTTAGCAAACTGGCTTAGTTTGTTCATAAGGCCGGCGGCAGAATTGGCCAGTACGTTTGCCGGTTCGTCGCCGTGTTCGGCCTTAAATTCCAGTACCTTTTCCTTTTCGAAGCTGGCGTATTTGTCCATAATAGCTTTAGACAGTTCCACCCTTTCGGTATGCACCAGCAGGTCTGGCAGCTGCAGGTAGTCTTTGGCCTGCATCGACAGGCAAATATCCGCGATCTTGTCCCGGATTATCTTTTCACAGCCGGACTTACAGGTGGCGTGTACTTCTATGTTATTCCATTTGTGTATATCGAAGTAGGTTTCCTTATACCTGGTAACGCTCTTACCCAGACGGTCGCCCATATCCAGGCAGTATATCTGCGCCCACAGGTCTACCAGGCCGTTAGGTGCCGGCGTGCCGGTAAGGCCGATAACGCGCTGCACGGTGGGCGTGGCTATACGCATAGCCTTAAAGCGCTGCGATTTGCTGGACTTAAAGCTGGTTAATTCGTCGATAACCAGCACGTCGAAAGGTAGCATACCGCCGTAGAGACCGCACAACCATACGAAGCTGTCGCGGCCGATAACGTAGACGTCGCCGGGGCTTTCCAGGGCCAGTTTGCGCTGTTTCTCCGTACCCATAACCTTTACCACCCGCAGGCCCGCCAGGTGCTGCCACTTCTGGGCTTCGGTCGTCCAGGTGGTTTCGGCCACTTTCTTAGGAGCCACCACCAGCACTTTTTCCACTTCGCAGTCGTCGATCATCTGCTGCACGGCGGTAAGGGTGCTTACCGTCTTGCCCAGTCCCATATCCAGGAATAGGCCGCAGCGCGGGTGGTCTAATATCCACTGGGTCGCAGTGCGCTGGTATTCGTAAGGTCTATAGATCATTTTCTATTTGTGCTAAGAAGTTCATACCGGACAGCAGGGTATCTACCTGGTCTTTGCTGTCCACCACGGCCACGTTATGGCCCATAGCCCGCAGCTGGTCGATGCGCAGCTGCTGTATCTTTTCCGGGTGCTTGCCTTTGCTCTTAAGTTCCACCCATACCACTACACCACCAGGCAGAAGCACCACACGATCCGGGTAACCTACCACGCCGGGGTTACTGTATTTGAGACACACGCCGCCCAGGTCTTTTACCTTACGCACCAGGTAGGCTTCTATAGCTTTTTCCGATACGTCGGCGTGCTTCACTATGTTTTCTATCTTTCTATCCATTTTTCGGCATTTGTAAACTGTAAACTACGTAACCGTGTTCCCCTAACATTATATAAAATTACAGCTCGCGCGTGTACGCGCCCGCGTTATACGTCCACCTACCCCCAAATTTTACTATAATTATTAAACAACACACTTTTATACATTTTTAAGTTTACTTAGTTTACAATCTTATAATTTATTCGTTTTCAGCGTTTTAAGTGTAAACCGAAATGTAAACCGAAATGTAAACCGAAATTTTTTGGTTTACAGCCCCTTTCCGGCGTTCGGTTTACACGGTTTACAAATTCGGGGGCTTCGGTTTACAAATCTTCGTCGTCTCCTGGCAGGTCTTCGCGGCTGGAAAGCGCCCGCCTAAAGGATTTTTGCACACCGTACAACGCGGCTACGTGCCTGCTGGTGCCGGCCCTTTCCCAGCCGGGGGTTTCTTCCAGCATACGGCATACTTTCCGGGCCAGGTACTTGTATTCCTTATCGGCCATTTCCCGGCCCATACGTTCGCAGATAAACTCTGCAGCACAGACGCGGGTACGCTGTACGCTGGCTTCCGCTTCCAGGGGGTCTGGGTTATTGTAGAAAGCGCGCCTGCGCTTCAAATCCCTACTGTCCCAGTCGGCCGGTAGCTTCGCTTCCAGGAAAGCGGCCAGCATATCGCGCAGCGGGTCGTCGGCGTCGTCGTTATAGACTTCCTGGCGCGCCCTGGCCTGCGCTTCCAGATCATACGGCAGGTACAGCGTTTCGCCGTCGCGCCAGTTCTGGACGGCTTCGGCCCACAGCTGGTTCCTGTCCTGGATCAGCGCGCGCTGCCAGTCTTCGTAGCGGCGCAGCGAAGCGTCCACAGGGATTACCCAGAAGCGCCGGTTACCGGTGTCGCCCTTTAAGAAGTTGGTTTCGTTCGTGGTGCCGCAGAAGATGCACTGGCGCGGGTATTTCTCCACGACGCTGCCGTAGGCCGCACGGTAAATGTCTTCCCGCCTGGTTATGTAGTTCTTTACCTGCTCCACGTCGCTGCGCTTGATACTGGACAGTTCGGCCAGCTCTATTATCCAGCCCATACGTAACTGTTCCATACCGCTTTTTCCCTCTGTGGTAGTTAGGCTGTCGTTAAACCAGTCGCCGCCCATAACGGAAAACAGGGTGCTTTTGCCGATGCCCTCTGCACCGGTAAGGATTAGGCAGTAGTCGTACTTGCAGCCGGGGGCCATAACGCGGGAGACGGCGGCGGTAAAGTGCTTGCGTGTCATAGCCCGGTTAAGCGGAGTATCTTCGGCGCCCAGGTAGTCTATAATAAGCCGATCCAGGCGCGGCACGCCGTCCCACTGCAGGCTGCTTAGGTACTCGCGGATAGGGTGCGCCCGGTGCTTAGTCAGCACGGCGTCTTTGGCGTCCTTTATCTTATCCTTACCGCTAATACCGTAGTTTTCGTCCAGGTATACGCGCAGGTTCGCGTCGTCCCTGTTTCCCCACTGGGTAGCTTTCCTGTCCCACGGCAGGCCGTCTTTAACGAGGTCGAAGCCGCTAAACAGATCGTGCCATATATGGCCCTTTAGCTTAGGGTCATTTTCCAAGATCGTAATTATATTTTTGGTCGTCGGCTTCGGCGCGCCCTTGCGGTCGTATTCCAGCTGTTCTGTCCACTTGTCTGCGTCCGGGTCTTTGTCGGCGTCGTCTTCGTACGTGTCCGCTATGCCGTCAAAATCGGCGTCTGCAGACGCTTTGCGCTCTTTGGTAAGTAGACGCCTTACCGCACCGTCGGCGGCTGCAAAATCGGCCATTTTGAGCGAAGACGGCAGGCGGGAAATATCCTGCACTTTGCTGTCTTCGTCGTAGATGCCGAAAAGGTGTATACGCACCAGGTCGTAGGCATTGCACAGCTGCATACTGGCCGGGTCGGTTTCGTGGTGGCTGTAGGCAAATTTACCCTCATAGCATACCAGGCCACCGGCCACCGATCCTTTGCGGTAGGTGTAGCGGCCGTCGGTGGCGGTCTTTTCGTACACGTCGCCCAGGAATAGTTCTATAGCGTCTTCGATCGTGTAGGCACGGCAGAAAGCGCCGATAAGGCCGGGTTTTTCCAGCGGGTCGCCGGCCTTGCGCAGTTCGTGCGCGATCGCGTCGCCCTCTCTGGAAGACGTCGGCCACTGGCTGGCGTCGTTAATGTCCTTATAGGTAGCCAGCACAGCGTCCACGTCGCACGCGGGGCCGTCCTGGTACTGGAAGACGTACTGGCCGTCCCGGCTGGTGCTGGGCCAGTAGAAAAGGCGCGGCAGCTGGTACGTGGTTATGTCGAAAAGTTCTATACCGATTTCCGCAGCGATCCGGCGGCAAAGCGGTTCATATTCGGCCGGGGTTACCTGCCTGGAAAGTGGGAATACCAGACGGTACCGCGGCTTTTCTTCGGTGTGCTTGTGGGTGCTGTACAGCATAGCGGCGAAGCCGTAAGCCATAGTGAAGTCGTCCCAGACGTCCGGCGTACCGTAGTCTATATCCAGGGTGGCCAGCGTGCGGTACATTACGTTTGCCGTCTTGCGGGTGCCACCGGAAAGGTAGCCGCCCACGAAGCCGCCCACGTCCTTAATGTCGCTTTGTTCTTCGCGGCTCATTTTTAGGTACTCTTTCACGCTTTCGCCGGTGCGCTTTGTTTCGGCGCACTTGCTTACTATTTCGCTCCACTTCCATATACGGTTCTTCCATTTTTTGGATAACCGGCTATGGGCGGTAGCCACGTCCACTTCAAAGTCGTATTTTAATTTAATCTTCATTATTGTAACTGTCCTATCTTGCCTGGCGGCGCAGCTGGGCTGCGTCGTACCGGTTCAATCCCTCAACAGCGCCACCACTGTAGCGCAGCGTCCATTTGTGGCCTACCCACAGGACGGCGGCCTGGCCGTTCGGGGTGTATACGCGGTCGTGGCGGCAGATCATATCGCCGGCGCAGTCAAAGTGGCCGGTAGCTACGTGGCGCAGCGCCTGGTAGTGGTTCCGTACGCGCTGCTGGGTTTCTTCCTTTCCTAACATAGCTATACGTTTATCATATCCTGTAAATGCCATTTCGCGTTCTGCAAATCTTCGTAGGCAGACTGCCTAAAGTCGTAGTGCTGGTTATCCAGGTTTAGGCCGTCTATGCTTTCCAGGACTTTTTTAGCGGCGTCCAGGTGGGCTATGGCTTT